TTTTTTTTTTTTTTTTTTATACATTTTATTATAATATACTAATAAATTATAAAATGTATAAGTATATAATAAATCCTCTAACTAAAAAAAAAGTAAATGTTAAAAGCAAATTAGGTAAAAAAATACTTCAAAATTATCTAAATTTAAAACTTGGTTCTGGTCATCCTTTTGGAATTATCCCTAAATCTAAAAAAAAAATCCCCCCTTCTTTAGAAAAAATAGAAGAAGAAACAACTTGTCCAATAAAAAGAAATCAATTTTGTCAAAATATTACTATAAAATTTCAATCTCCTTTTAATATTTTAAATTATATATCACACAATAAAGATGGAGAATTAAATGATATTAATTTTGAAGAAAAATTATATAAAAGACTTGAAAGAAAAGAGTTTGTTAATTCTGGAAAGGAGGGAGATATTTTTGATAATATATTCAAAAATAATGAAACTGAAAATCAAATAAGAATTTCTGAGAAAATATTAAAAAAAAATCCCGATGATTCTGATGATGACGATGATTGTTTTGTATTAGACGAAGTTAAACTATTACAAAATTATCCTAAAATATCAGAATTATGTCCAAATATTATACCTATTAAAATTTTAGATAATAAAATATATACATTAAGAGGTAATGGTGATTTAACCCAACTTATAAAGAAAATAGATATTGATGCAGCACATCAAATTGTTAATTGTATAAAAAAAACATTGTTGTGTTTATTCGAGCATGATATCTATTATTTTGATTTAAAACCTGATAATATAATTTATCATTGTATTGATAATACAATGTATATTTGGCTTATAGATTTAGGGTCGATGGTGCCTGATGAAGATACTGGAGATTATATAGCGACTTATCCCCATCCTATCATTAATTGTTTATCTACTTTTAATTATGCTGGACTTATTATATGTGATATATATGAATCTGACGAACAGGTAAAAGATATATATGCGTATCAATTATCACAATTATTTTTTAATTTGTTAGGTTTAAATCGTCATTTTGATTACAATTTTATAACTGATAATAGTTATGAAAAATTAAAAAATGATCTTCAATGTGTAATTAAAGAAATTAAGAGTAAAATAGACTATGAAGATAAATTAATTAAAAAATATATAGGAGTTTTCGAAGAAATAATTAATGGTATTACCGCACTGGAAAGTGACAGAAAATTTACAAGTCCTTGTCATAAAAATTTTTGGCAATAATTTAAATTAATTTTAAATAAAAAAACATATGATAATTATATATTTTATGTATAAATATATACCGAATTCTAACTAAAAAAAAGTAAATATTAAAGTAAATTAGAAAAAATACTTCCAAATTATATAAAGATAATAAAGAAAATATTAAATTAATTGATAATTCTGAATTTTTTTTTTTACAATAAAATAAAATTAACAGCAATTATATAAAAGAATTTAATATTGTATAATATTTAAATTTGATTTAAATTTAAATTTAGATATAAATTTATGTATATATGAAACAACAAACTATTAATGAATGGTTTTGTAACTCTTCTAATCGAAATATTCTTCAAAAACCTAAACTTTTTAAAAAATATTTTTATCTTAATTGGAAAAATTATAAAAATTACAATATAATTTGGACTGATATTAAACCACTTAATTATAAATATGAAAAAAAAATAAAATTAAAAGAATATGATGAAGAAATAATATTAATAGGTAATATTATATATGATGATAAAGAACCTGTTTCTTTAATATTGGATAAAAATAGTTTTTATACTAATAATGTTAGTTTTTTAAAATCACATCTTCAAAAATGTATAAGATTAGGTATTATTGATAAATCTATTATAACTGCATTTATTTTTATGGAAAATAATATCTTAGAATTTTTAAGAAGATTACCTATTATTATAATTGAAGATGTACATATAATTCAGGACATGGACATAATTGTATGGTTTATGATTATGTCTGATATAATTTCTATTCCTGAATCTTTTAAAAAATGGTGTATTTATTTAATAAAATTTTTATGTATTTTTGAAAAAAAAAATTTTTATAATAAATTTGTTACAAATAACGATATAAACTATGATAATTTAGAAAATTTAGAATTTAGAAATAAATCAACTATTTATTCGTTGATGATAAGAAAATCTTATGGGGGTATGAAAGGTGATATGTTAATGTTAAACTATATAATTAATGAATGGATACAAAAATTGATTAATACCGATTTTAAATTAGAAATAATAAATCCTAAAAACATTACGATAATTCACACTTTGCATCCTGATTTATACGAATTATCTGCTGTAGATTTTCATTGTTATCCAAAGATATTAGATATATTAAATAATTATTATCCACAATATAATATAGAAATAATAAAAAATACAATATGGATTAAAAACTCAAGTATAAATTATCGAGAAAATAAAGATAATGAAGAAGACCCCATAATAAACGAGTGTTGGAATATTATAAAATATAAACTTTTTAGAATTCAAAAAAATTTTATAATTAATAATATACTAAAATAATTTATTATAAAATAATTAATCCAAAAACCAACTGAAGTGTTTCTATTTTTTCTAAATTAGGAAAAAATATTTTAAAATCATATTTATTAGCTATAAATAAAGGAGGAAGTTCTAGTTCTTCAAATTTAGATTCACAGGAAGTAATTCCATTAGATTTACAGAAAGTAATAGTTTCTATGGAAGGTCAAGGTATAAAAATAACGGTAGAAGAAGCTAAAGATTTATTAGTGAAAGATTTAATTATTGAGATAACTAATGGGAAGAATCTTAAAGGTATTGATCAAACTGAAGAAAAAATGAGAACAGTATTAGAAAATAATAAATTTATAGAAAAAGTCAATATATATATATTTTTAAGATAGATATTTATTGTAGAAATTCAAAAAAGTTAATTAAATAGAATTGGTGTAATGACATACGAACTTATCAATAACACTTTACTAAGAGATTAATTTTAATCTAAGTATCAGTAATAAAATATCTCTAATAAAATAAAAATTTGATAATTTAATTTAAAAAATTAAATTAATTTTAAGGACCATAATGATTGAAATTATCACACAAAATGATAATTTATTAGAATTTATAAATAATATAGAAAATAAAAAATCCTGGAATCTAGACCATTTAAAGGTTTGTTCCTACATTAATAAAATAAAAGTAAAAATGACCGAACATAATTGTGCTACAGATCATGGTTACCATTCTGATACAGTATCTTCATCAAATGATCTATTTTCAGAAAAAATAGGGACTCATATCTCTAAAAATAAATTATTTTATAATAGTTTATTAGCTTTCTATGAAAAAGGCGATAATACAAAAATAAAACCTACACAAATATTTACCGGTTCTCCTAAATTTTGGAAAAGACCAACATTAATTGAAAAAGATATAAGTAAAGCAAAAAATTATATAATCCATAATAATTTGAGTGTTTATATACATTCTATTTATCTAATAAATTTATCTAAATCAAATGAAGAATTTATGATAAATTCATATGATTGTTTAAAATATGAATTAGATATAGGTGTTAAATTAGGTTGTAAAGGAGTAGTCGTTCATACTGGGAAATCATTAAAATTATCTGTTGAAGAAGCTATTGATAATATGTATAATAATGTTATTACAATCTATAATAATGATTGTATTGATGATAAGAATCCATTATTAATTGAAACTGCTTCGGGTCAAGGTTCAGAAACTTGTTGGCAAATAGATTCATTTAAAAAATTTTATAATAGATTTACTGATGAACAAAAAAATAAAATAAAAATATGTATTGATACTTGTCATGTATTTGCTGCAGGACATGACCCTATTGAATACTTAATTGAATGGAATAATACATTTCCTAATAGTATTGTTCTTATTCACTATAATGATTCAAAAGAACCTTTATGCTCAAAAAAAGATAGACACGCATATCCAGGTGAAGGATATGTAGGCAAAGAAAAAATGAACAAAATAGCAGAATGGTGTTTATTACATAATTTACCAATGGTAATTGAATAAAATTTATTGACGATGAAGTAAATGATACAGAAAATATGTTTAAAGGTGCAAAAGATATTTAATTAAGTTCACGCAGTTGGCACTTCGTGACCGTATTTGCTTAGTTTTCGGTATCTCAAGTAATAAAACCCAATTATGCTATCAATAAATCAATTTTAACAAAAATTATATATTATATGTACAATTATATATTAGATCCAATTCAAAATAAAAAAATAAATATTCATAATAATTTAGGTAAAAATATAATTAAACAATATTTAATGTTTATAACAGGTGGTGGGCAAACATTTGATAAATTAAATGATAATAATATCCATGAAGCTGTAAAAATGTATTGTGGTGGTGACGAGAAAAAAAAAAAAATAACAAAAAAGCTAGGAGAAATAGGAAAGTGGGATGTTTCACGTGTGACAAATATGAGCGAACTATTTAAGAATCAAGCTGATTTTAATGAAAATTTCTAAATCTTTCTTTCGTTCATGCACCAAAAGATATGTTCTGTGAGCCACGACCGCCAGTTGGCAGTTGCTTCAGACCGTCTTCATCGGCTTACGCCACAAAATAAATATAAAAATTTTGATATTGAATTATTTATGATCTTTCGTTAAATTATTTAATAAACCTTTACAACATTGATAAAATGAGCTTCCATGTATAGGATGAATATAACCATATTCTTTTGCTCCCCCATCGCTTGTCCAACAACGGTTTTTATTAAAAATATCTTTATTTTCATCTTTAATTATAGATCTACAACATGCTTTACAATTGAATGAATCACTACCGGCCCCTTCAGGATTCCAACAGTCTTCATTTTTATCTTGATTTGTATAAGGATCTCTAAATATAAAACTTTGAACAGGACATAATCGTTTTTTTTCACATTTACCGGTATTGGGATCTTGTTTCATACCGGATGGGCACGGGGGCCAAGTGCATTTACCGGTATTGGGATCTTGTTTCATACCGGATGGGCACGGNGGCCATGTGCATTTACCGGTGTTAGGATCTTGTTTCATTCCAGATTGACATTGTGTCCATGAACATTTGCCGGTGCTTTTATCCTGATTCATACCAGTAGGACACGGGGGCCATGTGCATTTGCCATTATTAGGATTCTGATTCATACCGGATGGACACGGCGGCCAAGTGCATTTGCCGGTATTAGGATCCTGTATCATTCCAGATTGACATTG